CTGAAATATGATGTTGAGCTAAATCGAGTGATTGAATCTTTCTAAAATCAGCCATTTTTTCAACAAACTTCGGCGCATCTTTAAACCCACTCATTCGGTTTGAGAGAATATCAAGGTACTCTTGGCCGTTACCACTTTCAGTTGCTAGCTGGAAAGTATGGTTAGCCATTTGATCGTTGGCATTTTTTAGATAAGTTTTTTTAAGCTTATCGCCTTCAATCTTGGTAAATATCCTACCGGCAACAGCAGTATCAATTTGGTCTAAAACTTGTGAAGTTATATAACTAGCTTTAGCAATAGTCGGTGAGGATTTTAATGCTTCCTCTCTGTCCTCTGGATCAAATGAATGAAAGTTTTTAGCCTCATCATAAGTCGTGTTATTAATGACTTGATTGAGATCTTTAGTATTGGATTCAAAACTAGCTAGCAAACTATTCTTAGCACCGATTCTTGCCTGTGTGCGTAGTTGAGTTTCTAGTGGTTTTAGGTTGGTATCTTTAGCCGATAGAGCATAAGCCCTAATAACATCACCATTAACACCTTTATTACCATCTAAAAGCTGATCGATGTATTCATTTGATTGTTTGTGAAAGCTATCAACTCCGGCTTGTGGGTCTAGCATATCAAGCGAGGTAGTTGCAAAGGTTCTCATTGAATTATCAATGTTAGTTTTTAAAACCATTTGCGTGGCTTTTTCTTTAACGCCTATTTGCTTTTCAGCAACATCAACTGCTTTGTTACCAAAGTTTTGCATGATATTGCCGAATTCTGAGACACGACTAGCAACAGCATCATTGCTGCCCGGAATTTCAACACCAACTTTAGATTCAAATTGAGGTAGATTAGGAGTGGCCATTATAATGCCCCTTGTGGTGTAACTCTGCCAGACCTAGATGCTGCATTCTGAGTATCCAAAAGTGATTTAGTTTTCATTCCTAAACTCACGGCATTGGAGGCAAAATCAAGTCCAGCTTTAACTTGGCCATTTCTTTTCTCTAAAGTATTGGCAAGTGATTGATCTCGCAATGCCACTTCTTTTGAGGCAAAGTTCAAATGATTAATATCATTCGTTCTATCAAATTCATTAAAAGTATCATTAGCCAAGGCCGCCAAACTTCCTGAGTCACCTCTGATATTCCGCACGCCGGACATCACCTCCTGGCGCGCTAGCACCTTTTGAAGATTATCCATATTATCAATATCGGCTTCTGTCTCTTGAATTCTTAAAGCTGTTTGCTGTAGCCGTAAATTTTTTTCTTTAATCTTAAAAGCTTCGCCAGACTCAAAAGCACTAAAACCTGCTCCTGCCGCTGAAACTAATAAGCTACCTCCTACCAGGAGTTCCATGCCAGTCATAATTAAGCCTCTATCGTCATGCCGATACCAGTAATGGTAAATGGTTGAGGTGAATCTTGTGAAATCACAATTTCAACACGTGGATCCCATCCGCTCATCGTAGATACACTTTCAAAGTTTGTTTGAGGAACTAAATTTGTGTCCATTAGTTCTGAATTAAGATTAAAATATCTTAGCTTAGTACCATCGACAGTGATATTTAAAGACTCAAAAAAATCAACATATAAATTTTTTATCATCTTAGGATGATATACATTATTACCAAGTTGAGTCGGAACCATTAACGGTAACGTACCAATTATAGGCGTAAAGTCTATACCAACATAACCAGTGGTTACGGCATTTTCAATCGTAACAGCACCACTTGATACAGTTTCAAATCCTTCAAATCCAACATCGCCAGTGGTCGCACCTGCTCGCACAGCTATTTCTAAACCTTCCAGTGCGGTTAAACCTGTAATGGTCGTGCTAGAAGCTTGAGAAATATCAATGCAACAATCCATTAAATATTCAAAGGAAAGTTTTTCAAGATAAAGTTTTTGGCCGCCATTAACGGTTCGTTCGATGATAAAATAAACATCTGAACCATCACTAATAACATGCCTAAACCCTTCATTTTCTGCGTCCACTCCGGTATTTTGAAGTGTCCAAGCTGTAATGCTTTGCTCAACTATCAAATTGTAAACAGCTAGTGTCCCTTTACGTTCACCGCCATTATTTATAACCATTAGATAACTGCCATCGACTGCCGTGGACGCGTCCAGAACTGCCGAACTATAAGGAGTATCAACCAAGTGAGGGGCAAGAATATTAACCGTGCCAGCTTGATAATTATTACCATCAGCAGTAAGCAATAAAGTTTTAACCCGTGAACCACCTGAATCGTAAAATAAAACATTATTTTCTAGGATATTCGGTTTCAAATTGCTTGTAATATCGCCCGACTGTAGATTAATAAAATTAATATTTAATGGGGTTAATGGCTCCAATAAATCCAGTGAGGTTGAATAAACACCACTTGTTGTAAATATGATTAGAGATTTATACGAAATAAGGTGGGTAATAGTGGTTGCTCTTCTGCCATAAATAACAGTAGATACCGCACTAGTCTCAAGTGTCCTTGAGTCATCAAAGTTTAAATTAGCAGTAGTACCATTTGAGGTAAAACCATTAAAATTTGAACCTGTAAGGATACCAGGTAAGTTTTTGGTCTTAGCGAACCATAATCTATTCTGAAAGAATGATACTTTTTGAGGCCAACCACGAGTAGCAGAAAACATACGTTCGGTGTTTACTACCTGAGTTCCGGCCAATCTCCGTTGTGCCGCTGATAATGCAACATCTAATATAATGCATTTATCATCGAAGGCTTTAATAATAGTGCCATTCATATTTAAAGCATCAATATAAGAACTTAATCTAATCGTCCCACCACCACCGAACCAAACAGCATTGGCATGATCCGTTGTAAAGATTGTTCCAGCGTTCGCATTAACAACTACTTGTTGACCGATTAAATTATTAGCCGCTGGCAAGTCGGTTGTTGTTCCTGTGAGGTATACACCAAAGGTAGCAGCGTCATAGTTCTGTAAATAGTCATAACTAGGCTGGTGAGTAAAGGTTGCAACCGCTAAGCTCCAAGTGGCATGAGCGGCTGTTCTTTTTAAAACGTATGGGGCGTATCCCAAAACGGTGATAAAAACTAAATCATTGGATTGAGCTATATCAAGAATAGGTACTTCGCCGGATGTATAAGGGCTTGTAACAGTTGCAACAACTGCATTATTGTAAATAACTGTAATTTCTAAGGGCGTGAATAATAGAATGTATTTACTTCCATCTTGATGTACAAAAAAGAAAGGTTTATACAATTCATAATTAGATTCTATGCTAGTTAAATCCATTTGAAATAGAGTACCGAATCTGCGCCTAACACCACCTTGTGGGATAACTAGCGTGTTACGTAGTCGCTTAGCTGCGTTGTAATAAATTGGTGATTCACTTCTGGCAAAAACTAACGGGCTAACTTCACCGAATTTAAAATTACTTTGCAGTAAAAATTGTGACATTAATAACTCCCATTATATCTCTGTCCATCATACCAACTGTATCTAACACTAGTAACGGGATTTTGAAATAACGGCGTTGTAGGCCGTGACTGAGCATCAATAAACATTCCGGTGGCTTTAGCCATGAATGCCTCTGTTTTTAGAACTTCGGAAAGTCCTGAATCTTCGGCCACTGATTTAGCATACCATTGGGCAAGCAACAGGGAAAAGAATTTAACAAAATATGCAGGACATTGGGTAGGATCCGGCTCAAAACGGTATTCCATTTTTAAACCATCAACATTAGTCCAAAGTTGATCTTGATAAAGTTGAAAACGACAAATAGGAAAGGTACGCCTTAACGCCAAATAATCACTCGGCATATTATATGCAAATTGATAATAAGGATCGCCAGGCGTATCTAAAGTTTTTGATAATATCTGAATTTTAGTTGCAAAACGCCAGTCATTACCACCTAACTCAACAGGGTACAAAAGGTCAAAGGCTTTGCTAGCTGAATCTGCAAATTCTCCCGAATCGATAACATCATTAAACGAGCGTTTACCTAGCACGTTCGCAGCGAGATTTATAATATCCAGTTTCGACCAAGCCATATGACCTCCTAATTATACTGTAGGAACTTCTCTATACCAATAAAGGTCTAGGTTCAAACAATCTTATATACTTGGAATCTCTTTGTACCATATATGTGCAACCATGGCGGAGTCTCCCGTCGTAAATGCCTGAGTTACATTAGACAAGTACAGACCTTTGTTAACTGCTGTTGAGAAAGGTTGATCAACAACGCCTGCGTTCAGTGAAAACGCCTCACTAACTGTACCCTGAAAGGTTGAAGCAGCAAGAGTGGTTGAAGCAATTACGCCAGCACCATTTGCAGTTGAATCATATTGCACGGCAATAACACCACCGGCAGCATAAGCCGCGGTATTATAAGTCTCAAGCAATTGAACCCTATCAAGAACTAACAAAGTATTAGCACCAGCAGCAGCAACTAATTCGATAGGAGTTGCATACATACCGTTAAATTCAGCAGCACTTATTGTCACAGCAGCATAACGAAGCATGTTTGCATTCATCATCGAGCTATCAACAGCACCGGCTTGAATAGTAGCAGCACCAGAAGCGATTATTAGAACATCACCACTCATGGTCACTTCGGTTGCAACATTACCAGCAGAACCCACTAGAATATTACCGCTTGTCATTGCTTCAAGTTTGCTAAATGCAATTGCCGCATCTGATTTAATGTCAGCATTTATAATTACGTCACTTGCAATCGAGGTAACACCTGCGTTGGTCATGGTGATATCACCACTCATGGTCACAGCAGTTGCGGCGTTGGAGGCATTACCAACCCAAAGATCGCCATCTGTTAAGCTCGAAACCGCATTAGTATCAACAACAGTTTCAACCGCACCAGTTGGGGCAACCTGAGAAATTCGAAGCCACGCTGTACCATCTGAGCCAGTAACACGAACTGAATCATTAAGGTCTAAACGTAGTTCATCGGTAAAGTAACCACTGGCTTCAATAGTAGCTAAAGTATCGGCTGTATTAATGTAGCTCCAACCTTTAGGTACGCTAGTAAGGGCAGGAACCCAAACAATCGCCATTTTGTCTATATCATACGTCATTGTATATCTCCTAAAATAGTAAAGCGGTTACAAACTGCAACCGCCTGAAACATTAAACCGACTCGTCAATTGCAACATCGATAACACCAACATTATCAACAGCAACCGCGTTAGCAAATAACTTGCCAAGAATCTGCCAAGAATCATAATTAGGTACACGTTCGATTTGAGTATTGAAAAACTTACCATAAGCGATACCCATAGAAGTTTTCTGCCAAGCGAAACAAGTACGCACATTACCTACTTTAGGCAAACCACCTTCGGCCATTGTAGGAATAATTTTCCACTTCATACCCATTGTGTATACGTTGTTCAAGGAACCTGATGTTATGGAGTTCAAGTTTGTATAGTTATTTCTTGTGAACTGGTCATCATCAAATAAATCCTCTTGAGCTTTAGCAGAAATAGCTATAAATCTTTCTTCTGGAGGTACAGCATTATCATCGAAGAATTTAGCTACTTCTCTAACTTTATCAAAAGTCATACCAGTACCACCAGCAGCGATAGTGTTAGCTGTACCTGATGCTGAGAGAGCGTTAATACTTAATTGATCGACTCGACGTCCAAGAGCCATAGCAATTGCTAGAGCATCCTCTTTACGTTCATCGAAGTTAACTAAGAAACGTTCCACATCATCAAGCAAAGTAGCAACACGCCAAGGGGCAAGTGTAACTTCGACTGGTTGAAAATTAGGATCTTGATAATCCACTTGGGATTGAAAAGCATATTGGAGTGCGATTAATTCGCCCATTTTACGGAATTGTACGGATGTACCTTCCACATCTGCGCGAGTTCTGAAACAATCTTTTAGCAACCAACCCTTAGATTGAAATGCTTGTTTTACTTGTGCGTCAAAAATCTTTTGTTGCACATTCGATAGGCTGACGGACATATGCCCTCTCCTTGATAAGTTAATAAATAATTAGCCGAATTAACGGGCAATCTATTCATTAGCGGTATCCTTTAGAGGGCGCTACGGGTCACTTCATGTAACCTAGACTGGTATCCATATTGTTACATTATAATATAATTGCATGATTAATACAATTTTTAACCCCAAATCTTGGCGGCTTTTTGTTCAACCTCTTTTCTAAACAAAGGATCGGTATTAAATCTTTCATCCCCTATGAGTTCCATAACCTCACGTTCTGAGACTTGGGCTACGGCGCGAGCATTCTTACTCACTGCAACTTCTGGTGTGCTAGTAGATACACGCCTAAGTTTTTGAATAACTCTGAATGATTCGGCAGTAGTGATCATTTCTTTAAACGTATCAAACTCGCCCTTATCGAGGCGTTGACCTGCCCATTCAGTAAGTTGACCAATCTCGGCCTGGGCATTAACTCCAAGCTTTTGCAGCTCTTCTGCTTGATCAGGGGCGTGGAACTGTTGTGCCTTGACAAACTGTTGTAATGCTTGAGTTACAAAGTCTTGACTGGCATTAGACTCTTTAGCCATTGTTAAGAATTCATCAAGAACTGGATCCCCTTCCTCAAAAGCAAAGTCCGGCATATCTGGTAAAGTTAGTTCGTATTCTTCGGGCGCACCTTTGAATTTTCCTAGTTTTTTATCAAGTTCGTTATAAGCCTTTGCTTGGTCGGCTGCGGATTTATATTTGTCTTTTAGCCATTCTGGTTTTTCACCAACACCCGGGGCATTTTCATCATAGAACCAACCTGTCTCACTCTCACCAGTTTTTGCATCTGTAGCCTCACCAGTCATTGACTGGTTGGCTAGGTCTGCTTGATCAGTTGTGGTGGTTGTATCTGTAGCATCAGTGGTAGTAGTAGTACTTTCACTGCTTTCACCACCTGCCGCGTCAAGAATACTCATTATTTTTTCTCCTTGCTCGCTTGTTCAATTTCAGCAGCTTGTCTTAAAGTATTTTCTTGGTCTTTGAATCCCTTTGCGTGCAATTCAATAAACCTAATTAAAGAGACTTGACCGGCTCTAAAACCTGCATAACCTTCGGCTCCGCCAAATTGTGCTAGTAGCTCCGGTTGCTTGGGAAAAACCTGGTCGTTGTAGTGAATATTTTTAAATTCATCTAACAATTCTCGGCCTTCTTTCTGGTTTAATAACCAATTTGCTAATCTTCCAAATTTATTTTTTTCCATATTCTGCCTCTATCTCCTGAACCTTCGTTAATAAATCTTGAACTTCAACAAGCTTAGCTTGCTTGCCGATTAATTCTTGCAATTGATGAGCTTCTGATAATGTAATCAACTGTTCGCACAACGCTTCCAAGACTGCCTGGTTTTTAGCTTTAAGACTTTTTTTCTTATGCAATCCTGTAAGAGAAATAACCCTTTCTTTAGTGTTAATCTCTCCGTACTGCATAATCTGTTCCCAGCCACGCTGATTAAACGTAGTTTTAAAATCCATGACTAAGTGATCTTTTAAATAATCTATCCAATATACTTGAAATGCAGCTTGTCCTATTAAATAAGCATCTAAAAGAGTAGGGTTTTTACTTTTCCATTTACTAAATAGGCTCGGGGATATATTCCAATCACAGACAATATGAACTTTGTGTAAACCCTTTTTGCTCTGAGCGATATAATCGTTCGGATGAAATTCCGGGTTATATATATATTTAACATCTGCGTTCAAAATATCCTCATAATCCGTTGATTTAATATAAGTACCACCAGTACGTTTTTTTGTTGCCATTATTCCTCAACACCCAGGGTTTGATCTGAACCACTGGCGGCTGTTTGTTCTACTGGGTCGGTTGCCTCATTACGATTAGGATTAGGTAGCATCTCTGATTGAGCAACAGCAATTTTTTCTTCAATTTCTTTGGGTGAATTAATCAACTCCAAATCAATATCAAACTTAGTTGCAAGGTACGTAGGTAACTGAGGTAACTTGTAAGATACAAGTGTTCCCTCTTGACCAAGAATACTTTGCATTGCGCTGTTGTATTGAAGTAATTTTTGAACGTCCTGCAATTGCTGTGATTGTTCCAGGGGCGATTTGAATCTAACTTGGTATAAATCTTTGTACCTTTCAGGATTAGGAATTAATCCTTTTTCAGCCAACAAGTAGATCACTCTACTGATTAACTTAGGTAAAATTTCAATCTCAATCCTGGCAAACGCTGGCGCAATTTCTTCTAAAAACTGTTGCTGGCGAATCATGATCTCTGTTGCTGTTTGGCTAGGAGATTGAACTGGTCTTGTTGGGTCAACATACAATATTTGATTTATCTGCGAGCGTAAATCATTCATTGTAAGTTCGCCAAATTGAACATCACCTGATACATCAAGTTTGCGCAATGGCAGGTTCAACGCGCTTTCTGGCGCAATTGGGATGATATCATTTGGTTTGATTGTATAGGTATAAGGATTAAATACACCATCTGAAAATCCAAGCCAAGGAGGTGTTGCCGCCAACGCTGCCGCTTCCATGATAAACTTCGCCATCATGTTTAGGGTTCTAGCGGTTGGCAATGCTTCAATAGCTGCGCCTCTGCCGCCAACTTCTTTAGCGGATTTAGACCAACGACCAACTACCCAAGGGCTTGATAGCGATTCTTTATTTACTAAAAATTCACTTTCTGATTGCAGCATTACCACAATTTGATAATCATCTGTTTTAGGTCTAAAAATAACCCCTTCAATAAAATCAAATTTAGCTTGAGGTTGTTGGGCTATCAATTCATTCATGCTATTTGTAAATTTAGCATCAGGCCACAATCTCAATATATCTTCATTGTGAACGGCACAAAACGAACGCCAAACCGTATTAATCATATCGAATGCGTCTTGCTCTGGGGCAATACTGTCGATAGGACAAGTCTTAAAGACAATCGGTTTTTTATCATTATCAGTTGGGAAAACTTGTAAAGCACATGTTCCAATGATTAAATCGTGAAAGGCTTCATTAATTGCTAAATCAAAGTTAGATCCATTCAAGGCATTATAAATTATCTTTGTTAAATCTTGTAAGCTTGATTGCAATTCTTTCTTTTGGTTTTCATCTTGGATTATTTCGGCAGGCTCTAAGGTGAACCATTCTAAGGATGGAGGCACTAAATTAGCATGAAGCTTCGAAACCAATTGTCTAGCTGCCGTACACAACGTATTGTCATAGACTTGTAAGTTTTTACGTTGCCCAGGAGTTTCGTTGTATTCTTCATAGTATGGGTTTTTATTTGGAAAGGTAAACTCATATGCTTCATCATATAAACTTTTCCAATTTTGCCAATCAGCAGTAGCTTCCCTATACCGATTCATCAACTGAACATATTCGGTCATTGTGAAATCCCTTTTTTAATTTTCTTGTCAATCCCTTGTGTCGAACCTCCGGCTTCATCAAGATTCATTCCCATAAATGTATCAACCGAATTATCTCTATTTTGTAATTTACTAGGCATTCGGCTTTTGTCTGCTGCCTGACCATCCACACCAGGAACACCGCTTACTCCGGCCTCTGAATCAGGAGACTGTCCGCCAAACCGCGCTCGCATCGTAGCTATGCGTTGGGATTCGGTTTCTTTTTCTAGGCTGCCCTTTTTGGCTTCATCCTTACTTAACAAAGCTTCTTGTTTTTTTGCCAGTTGATCTTGACTCTGCGCCGCACGCTTTTTTGCATGTCTCCCTGTACTCATGATTATTCCCTATAAAATTAATTCAACAGTCCGTATTCCATTTCTAAACTTTTCATGCCCCGACAATCGTAACAATTTTTTATACAGTCCATAAGGTGTTTGTGCAAATAACCTCCACCCCATAGCGTATTTTATAAATGATACACAATGATCTAATCGAAAGTATTTTATTTTGTTGTTAGTGTTCCTGTCAAAAGAGGTCACTTTTATTACATTATATCCTTCGTTAACCATCAGTCGTGGTACATTCTCGGTAACTTTGTAAGGGGGTATTGCAACTACCATTTTTAATCTATGGGGATCATGTGCAATCCAGTTAAATCCATCATGCTGCAATAACAATACATGACCGAATCCTGGTTTTAAAATCTTACGCAACCAATAACCATTTGAAGGTTTGAAAATCAGCCATGCTTCGGTTGTAACCGAATAGTTAAATTCCATAATTTATTTTTTCTCGGGTTCCTTGCTTCCCCATACGTGGTCTTTATCTGCAATAAAAAGATGATCCACATCTTGTGGGTGACTGCTAGAGCTTACTAATCTTACTATCCAACCACCTGGAACTTTAACCCTGTATGTATGTTTTCCCTGCGCAACGTCTTGCTCTATTTTTTCCCACTTCAATAAACTATTGTCGCAATTTTCCATATTGGTCTGTCTCATAAATCCTCACATTGTTTTATAAATTCAAAATTGAATGGTTGCATACCATTTTCTACTAGAATAATACCGCCAATAAATAATGGATCGAGATCAAGCTCGTGAAAGTTAGTGTCAGTTTTTTTTGCCATTAACTCTCTGCCTTGCTCATCATTGGAATTGTCTAGCATGTATTGCCATACGGTGTTTATATAGTGTTTGGTATTATTTTCATTCGGGGGGGCATAACGACTGATAAATTCTTTAATCGTTTTAAGATTGTAATAATTGCCGAAAGTAACTGTTAGTCGGTATATGGCTCTAATACCATACTCGACTGAAACGAAAGTTTCAAAAGACGCATCGTTCCCATTAGTTTCACCATTCCAATCATTGCCATGTCTGATATTGCCAGGATTATTATTGCGAAATCCCCGCGTGTTCTCTGTGAATCGCATTTTTAGCCTTCCTTGCTTTATTTGCAGTTTTTTTCAACATGAATTCCATCTCTTTTTTATCTCTTGCGGCTTCTCTTTTCAACCGATCTTTCTCACGTTTATCTCTACCGATAACAGTATCATAGTCTAACAACACAGCTTGATTATAGTAATTTCTGAAAATTGATAAAAATCTGTTGTGGTATAAATTAGTAAATATTGAAAGTTTTGATTCGTCCATTGTGAATACTATGGTGTCACCCTGGCACGGGCATCTGTAAAAAACCCAGTCGGTGATATTTGAAAACACTTTAGAAAGTGCGCGTGGTAATGCCCATTGGTCATGAGTCATTCTAATTTCTTTGTTCCGAACTATTACTGGTTTTTCCATTTATAAACCTTCCGTTGGTTCCCACATGGGTAAGGGTAGCACAATCATTGTGCTGTTGCATTAAGGTAGGAGCAATAGGGTTCGAACCTATAATCTCTCGGGCTGCGGTCACTAGTAACAAACCCTCCGAGAACCGTATGTATTGCTAACCGCAT